CGTCTGGTTATAGGCATCGTCATAGCCTGTCGCCATTTTGAGGTCATGTTCGGGGACCATCGCATCGCCAATGTCGAGCATCGCGCCCTTACCATCGCTGCGGATTTCGGACAATTCGACCCAACCTGCTTGCGCCGTCACAAAGTCGCCGCCGGTTTCGTTGTAATTGGGCGGGACAATCGAGATGAACATACGGTCGATATCGCCCGCAAACAGAGGATCGGCATCGGCCGGAAGAGCGAAACCACCCTCGATAGTGCTGAAAGGCAAAGTAATGATCGCGTCGGTCGGCGTTCCGACCGCATAGTTCCAGAGCCGTACGAACCAGCTTCTGGGAGCACCATTTGCATCGCGGCCTTCGATTGTCAGCGTCGGCCCATTAATCGCATCGAGCGGCATGACGCCTTGGCTGCGCCAGCGGAAGCGGAGGATGAGGTGCCGGTAATCCCGGTTGGTCTGATAGGCGAGCAGCGGATGATCCCACTTGTCCTCGCTTTCCCAGATCAGGCCCGCAAGGTCATTTGCCCGATAAAAGGCGGTATCAACGCGCAGCGCTTCCGCACCTTTGGTGACAACAGACGCCATCATCGGCCGCGGGAAATTGAGCGTCCAGAAACGCGGATCGAAGCGCATCACCGGGCTGCATTCCTGCCGCCTGCGCTTTTTGCAGAGCCAATAGGCCATGAATCAAACCTCGATTTCGGCCAGCACCCGGCGCAGCGAACGCACCATCTGGCGGCTTGATCGTTGCAAGGCATCGGGCGCGATGCCCCGGCCATTGTCTGAGACGTTGACCGTCAAGTTTACTTGAACGCCGCCGCGCATATTGCTGGTTGCAGCCTCAACACGACCCGCCGATGTCGGCACAAACAGTTCGGGTCCACGCTCACCCACCCGATAGGCCCGCCCCGGTGTCACCGGGCCGCCCGTGGCCCGTCCGGGAGCTCCGTTCAATGCATTGGCAAGAATCGAGCCCAGTGATGCAAACAAGCCACCCTGCCCTGATCCGCCACCGGCCCCGCCTAAAATGGAATCTATACCGGATCGGATGGCTGCAGAGGCAATTTCCGCAAGCGCCGAAAGCGCGATGCGCCGCAGATCCTCAAAGCCGAATTTGCCGGTCTGGATCGCGCGGGTCAGACTGCTCTCCAGCAAACGGCCCGTCCGTTCTATACCCGCGGCAAATGGGCCTTCCATCTCCGCACGCATGGTAGCGACATCGCGGGCAAAGCCTTGAGTGTCTGCACGCACGGAAACAACCAGCCGTTCGATTTCTTCATCCATTAGTCACCTCCAATGGGGCATCTGGCAATGGGGCATCTGGAAATTGCTCCATCAATGCAGATAGCTTCGCGCCGTCCGCGGCGTCCTCTTCGGGTCGGGGCACGGCGTTCAATATCGCTAGCAGCTCGGCGGGGGTCGCATTCCAATAATCGTCGGGGCGCCAGCCCAGGAGCAATGCGGATTGTCCAGCCAGCATGCGGGCGATTTCAGCAAAGCTCATTGCCCTGACAAAATCTGCCCGAGCAGAATTTTCAGTACGGGCGTATTTGCTGCGATGCCCTGCGCTGCAACAGCCTCGGCAAATCCGTTCCGATCAAGTTGATCCGGAGCTTCGAACCGGCAATGCCAGAATAACGCCACCATTTCCGATAGCTTGAGTTGGCCCGACGCTGCCCGCTCGACCAGGGCAAATAAAGGCCCCAACTCCTCTTCTGCAGCAACCAATGCTGCAAAGGTGGGGCGCAGCAAAATTCCGTCATCGCCGAAGTGCAGCATGGCTTCACCGCGGGCCGGATTTGCAGACCTGCTCACAAAGTCACCACGGGGCCCGAGCTTTCGAGCGCGAGCGTGTAGCTGCGCTCCCCGTTGAAATCCCCGGCATAGTCGAGCCGCGCGACCAAGAATTTGCCGCGCAGCCGTTCGCCACTTTCAAAACTCAATTCATAGTCATCCAGCACACCCGACAGGGCATTGGTCTTGATCCGCGTTTCGGCAACCGATCCTGTAAACACCCCGGCTCCTGAAACCGAAACCGACCGGACGCCCGCACCCGAGAGTAATTCACGCCAGGCGCCCGAGTCCTTATTGGTGATAACAACGGCATCGCCATTGATGCTGAGCTGCGTTGTGCGCAACCCGGCGACTGTCGCATAAACCGGCGGCAAACCGCCATCGCCAACCTTCAGCAAGAAGGCACTTCCCTTTTCTGCAGGCATCGATACTGTCTCCGTTTCAAGACGACTCAATCTGGGGAGAGGAGGTCGCCATGCTGGTTGGAATGCTGCTCGTAAGCAGCTTGATTGCTGCACCTGTTGGGGTGCAGCAAAATGCGAAAGCTGCGGATGCTTGTCCGTCAGCCGAAATCATGATGGGGGCGCACAAAACCGCGCCTTCAGAGCCGCATCGCACGGCACCCGAGGGCCTGTTACCGAAACCGCAACCTGAAAGCCGAGGACCGGCGGTGTTGCTGCCCGAATGCAAGGCAGAGCCGCCCAAACGCCGCAAGCGCAAGAGCGACTATCCAATGGTTTGACCGTCAGGCCGTCGAAAGCATCCTTATCCGATAATCGACGACACCTGCCCAGGCGCCCGCCGCATTGCGCGCCACAAACGAACGCAGAAAAACGATACTCGCAATTCGCCAACCCGGAAGATCGCGAGGCAGTGCTGCGACGGCATCTTCAACATGGCTGATGAGCTGATGCAAGCGCGTGGCACTTTCGCCATCGTCCCATACGGTCAAGCCCATGCGGATCTCCCGTCCCATGGCGGTTTTGGTACTCCAGTCACCACAGATTCCATCATTGATCGAAACATAAGGGAAGGCCGAACGCGGCGGTGGACCATCGAACACGCCGGTCAGTTCATCGGCTAGCACCGGGTGCGTTTCCACCGCGTTCACCAGCGCTGATTGCAATATCTCGACTGCGTCGCTCATCGACCAAAATTCCTCAACCGGGCATCATCAATCATGCGGCGTTTCAGGCCACTCCCGGACAGGCTTACGCCGTCGTCAAGTGGCTCAATATCGACGCCTTTGGGTGTTTCGGCCTTTGCCAGCCGATGGATCACCCGCATCAACAGCCGATCGGCCTGACGGTCGGCAGCCTCTTGCAAACGCTCAAACATCAGCGTGCCTCCTCACAAGTCAGCACCATGCGCGATGGATCGCGCGGATCGCTGACGATGTTGCGCACACCCAAAAAGCGCCCACGCCAGACAAGGCGGGTGCGCAGATCGATGCCTTCGCGCTTGCGCATCGTCACCTGCCATCTGGGCATGGCGGACAAGCTATCGGCGGCGGTCAGGTCGGCAGGTATCAACGGAGAGACTGCAACCCAGGCAGCTCCATCATAGGCATAACGCCCACTCGCGCCGCCCAATGCATCACGGTTACCGAGCCGATGCTCGATAGTAACACGCTCGCGCAGCATTCCCAGAAACTCGCCACTCATGCGATCCGCCTCCGCCGCCAGGGACGAAGCAGCGCCGCGACACCTTCGGGCGGGCCCAAATCATCCGGATTGTCGCGGTGAAGATGCAGGTGCGCCGCCAGCCGCAATACACCCAGCCGGATCGCCTCAGGCAGTTCGGCCCATGTCAGCGCCATTCCGCCTAGACAGGCGATTTCAACGCGTCCCGCCGATTCCGGCTGCATTACGCGCAGCCAGCCTTCGCCATGGGCGTCGATCTCGACCTTATAGGCATCGCTGGAAAGCGCAAAAGGCATGCCCTCTGCGGGGATACCCGTAACCGAGTTGACCATCACAACCGGTAGCACCGACAGGCGTTGCCAATGCATGCTGGCAGGGACCACCTCGCGCACATTTCTGCGCAACAGCATTTGGCCAAGATAGGCTTCGGCGTGGCCAATGGCGCCAAGCAGGACGCTGCCCAACGAGGCGTCTTCCTCCTCGGTTTCAAGGCGCAAATAGGCGCGGGCCTCGTCCAGCATATCGCTGTCGAGCACCACCGCATCGCGGCTGATCATAAATTTCTCCTTGGGAATTAGATCGCGCGGCGACCCATCGTCGTAAGGCCGGCTTTCAGGGTGACCGCAGAACCGGCCACCTCGCTACGAAATTGCAGTTGCACCGTTCCGCCGGTCACGCCGATATCGACGCGGAACCATGCGTGAACAGGCACGTTGGTATTGGCCGCTCGGACGCCGGTGGTCACCCCTGTGGTGGCATTGTCGGCGATCTGCTCGGTTGCTTGTACGGCGGATGCGCTCGAATTGATCTGGGTTTGACCGACCACTGAACCCGACGGAATATCAACCGCCAGAGCCGCCCCCGTAGTTGTGGCCGCAGATTGCAATGCACCGTAAACCTTGACCAGATAGGATGTGTTGGCACTGGCAGCGAACGAAAGGCCGGTGGCGGCAGACAGCGTAGTTGTGCTGTTCGCGACATCGGCCGCAAGCTTCTGCCAGGTCCACGGATCGCTGCCACCGCCGCCCGCCTCGCTTTGCTTGGCGGTAGGTTCATGCGCATTGGTGGCAGTTCCAACCGTCAAACGGGCTTCATCTGTGATCAGGTAGACCTCGCCGGTGCGAAGCTGGCTCGATGCAGCCGCTGCGTCAATTTGCGCGCGCGTACCGCGCTTGTGCGCGAGACTGGGCATCAGAAGGTTCCACAGTCCACATCACCGACCGCGAGCGTGACGAAGGCGTTGCCTGCATCCTTGGTCCATGCCATTGACGCGTTGGCAATTATATACTTTACAAACCACGGTGATTAAGGCATAGCGATTCCAAGGAGTTAGTTATGTCTGTTTTGTCCAAGCCCTATTTCCACGATGAAGCCAAGGCTTTCACCTATTTGGAGAGCATCATCTGGTCGGAGGGCGTTGTTTGCCCGCATTGCGGCGTTGTAGGCGGTCGTGTTTATGATCTGTCGGACGTTCGCGGCAAGGCTTCCAAGAAGTCGCCGGAAGGTGCTGTTCGCCACGGCCTGAAAAAGTGCGGTGAGTGCCGCAAGCAGTTCACCGTGAAGGTTGGCACTGTGTTCGAGCATGGCCGTATGCCGCTCCACAAGATGCTACAAGCCGTTTATTTGATGACCAGCAGCAAGAAGGGCATTTCTGCTCACCAGCTTCATCGCGTTCTGGAAATTACCTACAAGTCCGCTTGGTTTCTCGCTCACCGAATTCGCGAGGCAATGCGCGACGGTCATCTTGCCCCGTTCGGCGGTAAGGGTGGCGACGTGCAGGCCGATGAAACCTACTACGGCAATCTTGAGGGTGTTAAGAAGGCTCCCCGCGCTGGTGGCTTCGGTCACAAGATGCGCATTGTCAGCCTGCTTGATAAGAACACCGGCAAAACCCGTTCGATCTACGCGCCCCGACTGGCAAAGGGTGAAGTCGCTCGCATTGTCCGCGAAAACGTACTTGCTGAAAGCCGTCTCGTTACCGATGAGTCCACCTACTACAAGCAGGTTGGCAAGGAATTTGACGGTCACGTTCGCGTGTTCCACGGTAACAGCCAGTATGTAAAAGACGGTGCTACCACTAACGATCTGGAAGGCTTCTTTTCGATCTTTAAGCGCGGTATGCGCGGCGTCTATCAGCATTGCAGCGAGCGTCACCTTCACCGCTATTTGGCAGAGTTTGATTTCCGTTACAGCAATCGCCAAGCCAACGGCATCGATGACCAATTGCGCTCCATTGAAGCGATGAAAGGCATCAGCGGCAAGCGGTTAATGTATAAGGGGGCTAACTGA